GAGTCATTTACACCATAGGCAATAGATTCCTGTTGCTCTATCTGTGCAATGATTTCCATATCTTGTATCTTCATTAAACTATACCCCTAGTATTGTATTGTATCTTCTCGCCACCCCAAGATTCATTCTTCATTTGGTCTACAGATGTAGCCATATATCTAAATGCGTCAGCACCATGAGAGTATTCATCATGTAATGGTGCACCTGGTTCGTTTGTAGCTGAGTTGATTGAACGCTTATAATTCTTTAAACACTCTAGCAATCTACTTGCACTCTTATCAAAGTAACACTTATGGAAGTGCATCCTTGCTAGTTTAATACCTGATTCTATACTTGCTATTGGGACAATGCGTACATCCCAACCTTGCTTTCTCATTATATCTTCTGCTGATAATCCGTACTTATAATCCTTTGTCTTACCATCATGTGGTAGGAACATCTTACCCCAATTGTAATTAAGGTTTCTAAGTTCAGATGAAAAGCTGTCTAGTGTTCTGTGATTATCCTCTATGTATCCAATGATACGAATATCTGATACACCTCGTTGACATAAGACAATAGACATAGAGTCATTAAAGCCTAAGTCAAACACTACATGAACCTTTAGCATAGGGTCATAAGGTACAGTCGTTATACGACCATTCTCTTGTGCATCTCTTATCTCGTTAGCATAGATAGCACCATCTACAGCAGCCTTACAATCACCTTCCCATATGTTTGCATAGTCAGGATTAGTCTTTAAACTGTGTTGCCTTTCGTCTTCCAAGACCTGTGGAAACCAAGGATTATCTTGCCAATTAATCTTAACGACTTTAGCGTTCTCTGGTGGGTCTATAACAAACCTTTGGTATGTATTATCTGTATCTATATTAGGGTTAAACGATACCCATATCTCGGAGTCTGGCTTACGTATAGTAGGTATAAGAATATCCCATGACTTTTTACTAATGGTTTGAGCTTCCTCACACCACACAACTTGAACGCCCTCAAACGACTTAATTGACTCAACCGTATTGTTTGCTAATCCGGTAAAGCTAAATAAGCTACCATTAATACCACGTATTTCTGACTCTAATACTTCGTAAAATGGACCTAAACCTAATGACTGTATTTGGTCTGTTAATAGTTGATGCACAGACTGACGGATACTGCGTTGTATTTCTCTAGCACATAATATGCGTAATGGCTTATTGCTTGCTTGTAATAACAATGCCCTAGCAAACCCCCATGACTTCCCTGAACCACGACCACCATATGCTACCTTGTACCTATGTGGTTGGAATAGAAAATCTAATTTATCAGGAAATTGAGCTATCGTCTGGCTTAACAAAGTTAATCCCAATACTTACAGGCAACGCTTGTCCATCTGGACCACTAACCTCATGTGCTTGTGTTTCTTTCCATCTTGCCCTAGTTTTTAACCAAAAAATAGCAGCACTTGTATTACCATCTTTAGCTTGCTGAAATAGCGTTTGTGCAATAGAAGCATTAGCGTCTACACGACCATTATCTAAGTCTTTCTTGTAATGCTTAACTAGCGTATCAGAGCTTATGTCTAATTTATTAGCTATATCTTCATAGGTTATACCTACAGCAGCTAATGTTCTTACTAGCTTTTGGCTTTCTTCACTAGGGATATGTTCTTTACCTTGCATATATACCCCCTTATAACTCCGAAAGTTGGAGCGTATCGGTCGGAATTGCACCGCCCAGATTAGAGTGGTCCTCTAACTCCTGCTTTTTGATACGCATAATTTTTTGCCCTTTATACATACTAGCACCAATGTCTATAATTTTTGTAAATGGTATTATAGGTACATTTAGTCTTTTTTGGGCATCTTTATTTATAAAATACACATATCTCATTTGGTAACCAATAGTTGGTTTCCATGTTTTAAATTCTTTTGTAAGCATTAAATGGTGGGCTTGTATAACGTGCATTACTTCATTTGTTTTTGGGTTAATTCTTAAAGCATCACTTTGCCTAATATCAGTAAGTATAAAACCAGCAGCTCTATATATAGCACCATCGCCACATTGAGTACCATCGCTAAAACTTACAATCCATTCAATTTGTGGATAATTTTGTTTAATAATTTTAAAGGCTATTGACATTGCCCTACTTTCACTATTGCGGGGCAATTTATCACTAAATGCCATTCTATTTAATTCTAACATTCCAGACCAAGATGTATCTTTTACAATATTAATTGTACCTTTTTTATTGATAGGTGGTCCAAAAGACATAGCACCTTCCAATTTATTTTGCAAAAATACGCCAAAATGTAATTGACTATTAGGCACAACTTTACCGCTATAGTGAACACGCTTTACTAAATTATTAGCATCTCTAGCTAAAATAGGTTTTATTATTATATCTTTAGCTGTTAGCATTTAACCATTGCTCACATATTAATGTTAAAGCGTTGCCATTGCTATTATCATTTAAACCAGTATCTATTATTGGGTTTGTTCTTGCTTTTGTTATAGCGTCATCTACAATATTAAATTGTTCATCATGTAAGGTAAATGTTTTTTGTTGAAATGGTTGTTTATCACCATCTGGCAAATTAGGCAATTCTGTTGAAGAAATCTCTTTTAGTAATGCGTCTAACTCATCTACGCTAAAGCCTAGCATAGCTAAACTTACATCATCTTTTATATCCATTAGCTCTAGGGATAGCATTTCATTATCCCATGTTGAGTTTATGGCTATTCTATTGTCGGCTAGTATATAAGCCTTACGTTGTGTTTCGTTTAAATGGTCTAACAATATAGTAGGCACTTCTGTTAAGCCTAGCTTGCGTGCCGCCATGACTCTGCCATGACCAGCTATAATGCCATTATCTTTGTCTATCAGTATTGGGTTATTAAAGCCAAACTCTTTTATGCTTCCAGCTAATTGTGCTATTTGTGCGTCATCATGCACCCTAGCGTTTTTAGCATAAGGTATTAATAAATCTATTGGCTTGTTAATTATTTCCATTGTTTTGCAACTCCCTTAGGTTGGTTGCCCTCTATTGTTTATTTGCTAATATTTCCTAATATTCCTTGATTAAATATGGTTACCTCTTCTGCTCCACTTTCCATATTTTTAATCTTAATTCCATCATAACCCAATTTTTTATACTTTTCTGTAATTAATAATGGGTCGCCGTAATTTGTATCTTTTCCAAATAAATCTTTTAATAAGCTATTTGTTGGCACTTCTTTTAGTTTAGGATTTTTTAATTCAACTGACAAAGGTTGACCGTATAATTTAGCGTGTTCTATATCATTAGTAAGATATAGCCCTTTACCATAAATATTACCACCAGATGTCATTGGCTTATTAAAATCAAAACCTTCTTTTATAATTTTTTCAGCGTTTGGACTTCCATGATAATATAGTAAACCTTGTGTTACTTTACCTATAGGATTAGTAGATAGTCCTAAGTATGGGTCTTGCAAGTAAGATGGCATTTGGGCATAGCCTTCTGCATATCTCTGTGCAGCAGGGAAGTTCCCTGATAGTATGTCCTGTAATGTTGCCATGTTTATCCTTAATTAACGTGTTTCCAACTATATCCTCTGATAATGTTAGAAATATATCCTTGTCTTACATTAAACATTTTTGCAATATCAATTTGCATCATGCCATTTGTATATAACTGTTTAATTGTTCTTACAACTTCTTCTGTAATTTTAGCGTTGTGGTGTTTTTCACCTTTTGGCTTGTTTGCTGTTGCTTTTTCTTGTGAATTATTTGTATGTAACCCACTAAAGTCATGTCTATTCTTTTTTATCATATCTTGCATGTTATCTTTAGCAGTTCCTAAAAATAAATGCTTTGGATTTACACATTTTCTATTGTCACATGTATGACAAACTTGCATTTTTTCTGGTATTTCACCTTTGTGTATAGTATATGAATATCTATGAGCTAACCAAGTTTTCTTTGTCCTGAAAATTTTTCCATATCCATTTGGAAGTTTTGCACCATCAAATTCCCAACATCCACTTTCTGATATTGTATATTTCATAATTCAGACTCCCTATTTTTACCTTTTAGAGGATATATCATTCGTTTGTAGGTATCAAACCACTCTTCTGAGTAGTCACAGTCTTGGTAATCTTTAAAGCATGGGCTACCAATGGTATAGTGGACTAACTTTGCGTCAGGATTATATTCTTGTTCGCTGACTAACCAATTCCATGTTTCGTCTAGCTTACCTACTTGTTCTTCAGGATACTT